CCTTGGCAAGGGACAAGGTACAAGAAGTGACTTGGATGCAGTGAAGAGTGCAATTGCAAGGGGTGAGACATACGATGAAATTTGTGAGACACATTTCGGGGAGGCGGCTAAGTTTTCTCGATTTATTAAGGAACGGGTGCAGGCACGCGATACGAACAAGGAGCTGAGCTCATTGCGAGAGGCATTCGAGAATGCATCCTTGCGGCCATGGCAACAGGTTATTGCCGACGTTGTCCAGGAGGATCCGAATCCACGGAAGATTCATTGGATCTGGGAGTCCACGGGCAACACGGGGAAGAGCTGGATGACGAAGTACTTGGCAGCGATGCACAATGCTTGTCCGATCAAGCCCGGGAAGTATGCAGACATGGCGTATCTCTACTCCAAGAACCCTTCGAGAGTGGTCGTGTTCGATTTGAGTCGAACCAATGCCCCTGGGGAGGGGAGGGAGTGGGGACTGGATGGAGCCTATTCCATGGCAGAGGACTTGAAGAACGGCATGGTGATGAGCATGAAGTACGAATCGACGATGGTCTTGAAGACGGGCTGTCATGTGATTTTCTTCGCCAACTTTCTTCCGGATATGACTAAGTGGTCTGCTGACCGCTATTTTATTACTGAGATTTGATTAAATATCTCTGAAATACATCCTGAGTGTGATTGCACAGCTTGCAATGTTGTCTGTTTGTAGAGTTCCATAGGAGTCATAGGGGATGACAAAGATAGCTAACGGGTTGTTAACAATGTTTCCTGCTTCCTCATAGACGATAGGGCGAGCGCCCTTCTTCTTAATCTTGAGTTTGATGAACTTGTGACATTCCTTATTCCCAGTATAATCCTGGGAGATGCCATGTTCATTTGAAATGATACGATCATAGTAGCAACGAACTCCTTTTTCGTTGTCAATCATACCACAGATGGTATTACCATTAGTGCCGAGATCATCGGCTCTAAACAAGTCAAGGTTACTGCCAGTCATAATCTGGCCAGCAGTAGACCTAGGCAGTCTAGCGACAATAACACGATACAATACATTAGGACGGCCAACTTTATTGGAAATCCAAAGGCGAGCAACAAGCATACTTGGAGTAATCTTGTTACCAATACGGTTACTGGAACCAGTACCCTTAGTGATGTTAGACCAGGGATTAAATATAATAGAAGCCTGAATAGTAACAGGTCCTGCTTGAGCACCGACATCATGGTACAGTTGTACATTTTCTCTTCCTTGCTGAAGGAATTTCGTCTCCGCTTGTCTCTGAATCACTTTCTTCACACGACTCTGAAAGGTCCGTCGACCCGTCCGACGTCCATACTTCGTACGACGACTCCGGCGATAACGGTTGAACCTCTTGCGTTTGTATGCCATCCATATACGATGAATTACTACTAAGTGAGTACTTAAATAGTCCCGACTGGGACTGGGACCGAAGTGGGGGTAATATAGTATACCCCACTTCGTACCATTGCGTTTTTGCAACGTTTCGTAAAAGGTCCGAACGACCTCCGAGATTTCGGGTAAGCATCGGAGATTTTTTTTTTCTTCCGAATTCGCTCCGAATTTCGGGTAAGCATCGGAGCTGTGTTTCTGAGGGGTATATAAGCTACCCCTGGACCGGATTCGTGCATCTACAAAACGCATGGCACGATTTGGGTTTGTTTTCACATTGAACAACTATACTCCCGCCCAGGAACTGGCCCTTAGGGGTGCAGTTGGGCAAGTGGGTATTAAATACATTGTGTTTGGAAGGGAGGTTGGGGAGAGTGGTACTCCTCATTTGCAAGGTTATTTGCAGTCTAATCAGAAGAACAAGGACAGATTCCACAAGAAGTTGGACATATTTGTGGTTCCACAGAAGGCGCCAAAGGCACTGGATGCTATCATCTATTGCAAGAAAGATGGTGACTTCTTCGAAGCCGGTGAACCTGACAATGACTTGAAGGGCATCCTTGGCAAGGGACAAGGTACAAGAAGTGACTTGGATGCAGTGAAGAGTGCAATTGCAAGGGGTGAGACATACGATGAAATTTGTGAGACACATTTCGGGGAGGCGGCTAAGTTTTCTCGA